TTGTTCTTACTAGTTTTTTCATCTTCTAACTCCTTACCGTCTAATTCATCACGTAATTTTTCTAATCGTTTCTTTAATCCTGTTGGAAATGGTACTCCTAAAGCACTTAGATTTTCTATAAGTGAAAGACAGTAACTTAATGTAAAAAATAATAAGAAAGCTGTAGCAATTTCATTAAATCCTAAATAAAGTAAGTATGGATATACTGTAATACACATTACACAAACTATAATGTGTTCAATTAATCCACGTCTATTAATAGTTGAGTTTAATTTTTTTGTTACAAAAGCTTTCGCTATTCCTGTAAAAACATCAAGAAATACAACTAGTGTAAAAGCATGAATGTAGACATCTTTAACTAAGTGATAATAGCGTTCTGCTAGTTCAGGTAATGTTATTTCCATTTAGATTACCTCGTAAAAAAGAACATGCTATAATGCATGCTCTTCTTTTCTTTCTGTTTCTGTAGTTGCTATTGGTGCTTCGCTAACTGTTGGTGTTGGAGTGACTATCTCTTTTGATACTTCCTCCACTTTAGGTTGTTCACTTACTGGAGCAGGAGCAACAACGACTTCTTTTGGTGCTTCAGTTACAACTTCTTTAGGTCTGGCCACTTCTTCAACTGCCTTAAGTTCTGCTTCTTTTCGTTTAAATTCCTCAACCGCTAACCTAACCATTTCACGTAAGTTCCCAAAGTTAGGCACTTGTTCTAACGTTTCAACCTCTGTAATAACCATTCTCATATGAGTTTGTACTAAGTAATCATTTTGTTTAAATTTTGCACGTTTAAAACTAAATTTCACCTTAATTACCCCCCTCGCTGTGTGATACAGTGTTGCTACTTTCTCCGTTATTTTCATGTTCTTCTTCTCCTTCGTCATTTTGTGATAATTGTTCCATGATTGTTTGAACTACTTTTGTTAATGCTTGGTCTAACTGTAATTTAGTGATGTAACGGTTGTTATCGTCTTCTAATTGTTCTTTATTTTCAGTACGTTCAAAAGTGATTTCCTTATACTTAGTTGGTTCAGCACTTGGCACCCACTCAACAACGCTTGTGTGTTCTGCGATAACCTCATATAATTTGCCATCAAATTTAAACTTATCACCTACTGAATAATCTGTGTTAACTTCGTAAGAATCAAAAGCGTTGATAATTTTATCTTTGTTTGTTGTGATTGTTTTTGGGTCTAAAACGTCTAAAAGTAACGTCATTAGTACTTTGTCATTACCTTTATTCACCTTAGCGAATAGCTTAGTTAATGCTTTCTCGCGTTCTGTAATGTCCTCTTTATTACCTGCTAAAATTCCTATTTGTTTATTCAGATTAGCATACTCTGCAACTAGTGCTGGAGTTGCTTCTCCTGTGTACATCTGAACGGCAATTTGTTTTCTAATTTCTTCTAGAATTTCTGCATCGTTAGCAGTTGCAAATTTACCTGGTAATTCTACGTTACCATTGAAATAAATTCCTCCTGTGTTCATATTAAAATATACATTTACGCTCTTATATCCACCCGCCGTTGGATTAGGTTGTTTAACTGAAATTTCTAAAGCCATATTATTTTTCCTCCTCGTGTTTTACTTCTTCTACTTTAGTTTCTTTTAATTCTTTAAGCTCTTTCTCTTTAGCTTCTAGCTCATTAGTTAACTCATTGTAAGCAACTTTATAATGTGCCAATTCCATAGTTTTTTCGCTTAATTCCTTTGCGATTATATCGATTGGTTGTAATTTGTTATCCATTTGTTAATTCCTCCAATTTGTTGTTTTAATATTTTATTTTCTTCTGATAATTCTTGTACTGCCTTAATAAGATAAGGTATCATCTCAAAAGGCTTATATGATTGAACTTCATCTGGATTGACTAAGTAAGCGTCTTCCATATATTCCTTAACGTCTTGTGCCATTATTCCACATTTAATATGTTTACTTTCTTTGTCGGTTGGTAATTTTATATTATAATCATAACATTTCAGATTATTGATTATTTCTAATCCGTTAACTTCTGTTGGTTTAATGTTAGATTTATAACGTTTATCAGAACCACTTTGTGTAACAATAACCCAGTATTGAGAGTAAGTTCTGTGATCTTTACCATTACTACCCACATGAAATCTAACCCATTTTTCACCTTTGCTGTTAGATTCATAAACAAAATGCTTAATGTTTGGAGAGTATGTGTAAGTTCCGTTACTGTAGTGAATAACTCCACCTGGAACATTAAGTCCATTGTAGAATATAGGCGTTCTTTTAGAGTGCATTACTCCAGCATTAGTTACCCACCATGCTCTATCTCCTGGAGTATCCCACTTATCACTCCATGCAACCCACAAGGCTGTCGAAAGCTCGTTGTAATTCATATCCCCTGGACTCATTCCTATTCTGAAATTATTTTGTCCAGTAAGCCAACGTGAAGATGAATCATTGGGATTCCTACCAATTCTAAACCCTCCTATTTCTCCTGTGTAAGAAGATAAGAAGTCTGTATCTAATTGAGTAGATTTGATTTTAACCGTTTGTAAGGATTTAATAAAAGCATCTTGTGCCCATAGTTTAGTGATGAAAGCCTTATGTGATACTAAGTTGTTGATTAATCCATCATCTATTTCTACATGCTTAGCTTTAACTGCGTTAGCTGCAATTATATCAGAGGTAATACTACCTGCTTTATGGTGTCCAGTTTCTAATGTTTCAGTTTTAATTTGTCGACCTTCAATAGAACCATCTACGATTAATTCTGCTGATTTTTTCTTGTAAATCTTAGCATTTTTAAAAGTAATATTTGTGAAATTACTCCAGTCCGGCTGTTGAAGTCCTAACCTATACATTGCTACTTCTTCATTTAACCCATTAATTGTTAAGGTTGTTTTAAGAGGAATAATAGAGTTAGAATATTCACCACGTGCTTTTAATCTCGAAGTAATCCACGTCCATCTTCCTGACTTATATTTAACTGCGATTATAAAGTTCAAATCGTGTCTTAACGTTCCACTCCACGTTCCTATCCCCTCAACAATAAATTGGTCTCCATTATTCAACTTATCTGAAGAGATTTCTGGAGTTAAATAGACATCACGGACTGAAGATGTAGCACTTTCTCTAAATTGAACATCTACTAAATTTTCATTACTTGGAGTGATTATCACTCTATCAGAAATAGCTTGAATACTTTCAGGACTTACAGAAAGCATACTCGCAAGATTACGTCCATCAAACACTTTATTCGAGCCAAAGTCGATTTTATCAGCACCTACTCTTAGTTGAGAATGTTTTACTGCGTCATTCAACCCACTACTAACAGTATTTAATGTTTCAGTAGCTGTTTGTTTCCAACTATTTAACGTGTTAATAGAATTAGTAGCGTTGCTTAAATCTCTTGAGAAACTATTAGCTGTTTCTCTTACTTTATTTTCAACTACTGAATTAGTTGCATAACCTTTGTCGTTAACCCACTTTTCGATATTTCTTCTTTCAGCAGTCAGTTGATTAGCTGTGTTATTTTGTACCCAAATTTGCATATTAGCAACTCTTGTACCGTCTTGATTCTTGTAGGTCTCTAACGCTGATAGTTGGTTGGTAATACCTCTAGCACTTTCTGTAAACTTACTACTAAATTCTGTGTTCTTAACAAAACCTTTATTATCAATAATTTTATTAATTTCAGTTCTTTCACGGTTTAATTGACTAGCTGTATCTTTTTGAACCCATTGCTTCAATGTTTCAGTTCTACTGCCATCTTGATTTTTAAATTCTTCAAGTGAAGTAATCTTGCTTGTTAGTCCATCTACACCTTTCTTAAATTCAGCTTTAACTGCATTTAAACTATCTTCATTTTTTTTCTTAACTTCAGTAAATTCTCTTGTTATGCTATTTTCCAGTTCTGTAACCTTGCTAGTAGCACCGTTAACAAGTCCTCTAAGTTCTACTACTGTTTCATTATTAGAAATATCTTGAATGTTGTTAACTCTATCAGTTAGTGCTTGAATTTGCTTAGTAGCTTCAACTCTGTTTTTGCTTATTTCTAAGTTTGTAGCTTGGAATTGCCTGTTGTAGTTTTCTACAGTTGTTGATACTTGGTTTCTAATAGGTGCTAGTTTTTTCTCTAGACCTTCATCAATCTTAGCTATTGTTACTTCGCTTGATGCCTTAGCTTTCTCAAATCCATCTTCAATCTTTTTATTGATTACATCTGTATTTTTCTTAAATAGCTTATCATAGTTTTCACTACGTTCTTTGACTTTTCGTTCTATATCCATAGTGATTATATCTGTATATGCGTTAGCTTTAGCTATCGCTCCACTACTTGCATTTGATACTTCCGAACCTAATCGACCTTCTTTTTCACCTAGAATAAACTCTTTCCATTTTTTTAGCATTGGATCATAGTGAGTTTCAACTACTCTTATTCTTTCGTCTACACCATATTTTAAATATTTTAAAATTACAGTGTCTCCACGATTGATATCCTCTGATAACTGTTCATAAGTAACTTTGATAGAGTTTTTTGGCTTGTCGATATTTTGTTTTGTAAAATATTCCATGGCCCATTCTTCTAACTCTTCAGCAGTTCTTAAATCATTGTTAGATACTGCTATTTCATTAATGAATGGATAATCATTAATCAACGGACTTTCTACAATTAGATTAATTGTAATTTCTTCATCTAATGCATCTAGTTCTTCTTTTTGTTGTGCTTTTAATGATTCAATTTCAGCTTTCCTTCTATCAGCTATCGCTTGACTTTCAGCTTTTCTTTGTTGAGATTTTCTCTCTCTTTCCTGATATTTAGCATTTACTTCTGATTCAATTTGAGAATATGATTTGATTACTTTACCACTACGCTTTACTTTCTTATTATTCTTAGCAAGTTCTTTAGCGTATTTCTTAGCTATTTCATCTTTCATTTGTTGAGCTTTTTTAATAGCATTTCTACCTTGTGAGTATTCTTTTTGAGATTCCCTCAAGGCTTTTAATTGTTCTCTATGCTGTTCTCGTAAGTCTTTTTTATCGTACTTATCACCAACTTTAAAAGTTGAACTAGCATAAATTCTAGTAACAATTTCATCAGAATTACTAGTATTAACAAACTCACTTATATTTTTAGCTGTAGTTAATACTTCTTCAGTATCTCGTCCTAAACGTTCTAACAAGCTAATTTGTTTATCGTGCATATCAATATCTGCAGAATAAGTATCAGCGATTCCTCCTAATAATTCAAATGATGTTCTAAGTTTATTATCAGTATCATCATTATGTGATACAAACGAATTAATAGCATTTATATCTGAATAATAAGAGAAATCTTTTTCACTAGATAAAAAGTTAGAATACCATTCATCAAGCACTGACATACAGTTTACACGAAGTCTTCCGAAGTTATTCACTAATCTTTTACTAAAATCATAGTTCTTTTGATAAGCAGTTACAGTAATACATTTATCATTTTCAGATATATCAATATCCTTAATTCTAAATAAGTTTGTTCTGTCATGCTCATCAGCTTTTACAATCATACCTTTTTCAATGAATGAATATAGATCGTTATCAACAGTTGGATATTTGAATGTCAGTTTATACATTGTATTCAACACCCAGTGAATGTCAGAATCATAAGCATTATTCAACACTATTCCGTTATAAGTAAAATCCGTTTCAAATTCATCATATAACCATAACATTAAATAAACGCCCCCCATCTACACTCTATTTCCAACCTAGTAATTCCATTTCCTAGAACAATTCCACTCACTCCTGGTTTAATCTCAAAAAACGCTCCTAGCATTACACTATTTAATAGATTCCCGTTCTTATCATATACATTTTGTTCACCTTGTTTGCATTCAATAACTAGCTTTTCAGATAGATGTTTTAATCTGACTACCTGATTACTTATGGTTAATGATGTGCCACTCGTTGAATTTCCATATAGAGTGATTCTAGGATACATTATTACATTAGTTTCATTGTTGATAACTCCATTTCCTGTGTATGTCTTAATATCAGATGCAATGCTATATGAGAATGGATTACAAGTGAATACTACATCTATTTCATATTCATCTACTTCACCTAGTCTAGCTCTTACTGCAGATACTGTTAACACCTCATAATATCTACCAGGATTATCAGAAGCTATTAATTTACCACTACCTTCTAACCAAACTAATAATTCATTAACTTGATTCAATCTTACATTGTGGATTAATAGTTTATAAGACTTTTCTACAAGTTCATAAGCTGTTGAAGTTCTTACAATTCCTCCTGACATATCATCAGATGTGAATATTTTGTCTTTTCTTTTCCCTTTATTGATTCCATCATTTTCTGTTACAAAAATTTCAAAGGGAAAATCGGCGGTAGACTTCCCTTTGAAAATTAATTCATTATAATGTAACGACATTTCTACCACCTCCAAAACTCATATTTTTGTATTCTTTCATAGATCTCACTAGTTTTTGTTCAATCTCTTTTACTAATGTATCAATGTCTTCTTTGTTGTTTATATTATTACCTGTTACGTTGATAGTAATATTAACATTAGGATTATTAGCTCCATATTGTTCTGCTAATGTTCCACTTATTCCTTTAATTTTCTCTCTAGTTGATAATGGTGTAATGTTCACACCACTTCTTGTTACTTGGAATAATTCTGGGCCAGCTTCACCTACGATACCTTGATATCTTGGTGGTAAACTTTGAGTAGCTCCTATCATACCACCATTAGCAAACATATCAATATTCCCACCATGAGCATATAAATCAATTTTTCCACCTGTAGCGAATAAACCTAATTTTTGTAACATTTGAATAGGTCCGCTCGCTACTACTGAAATAACTGACTGCCAAAATTGAGGAATACTTCTTATTGCCCAAGAAGCACTATTAGCTTTGTTGGTGATATTATCATTTGCTTCTAATTGCTTTGTAGGTGTAGGTGTAGCATTAAATCTATCTACTGAAGCTTTTGCTGTATCAGTAAATGGTGTCGCATTACCTTGAGCCATAATACTTTTAGTACCTGGATTAGTTGCTGCAAATACATTTAAACTATTTGTTGCATCTTGTGTAAATGGACTAGCATTTCCGCTAGCTGATAAATTCTTATCAACAGGATTTGTTCCGTTAAATAAATCTAACTTCCCTTGTGCATCTGTAATTGGTTGACTTGCATTATCATTAACTTTTAGATTTTTTTCATTAACAGCTTGTGCGTTATAATCTAAAACCTTTTTAAATACATTATCTATACTTGTACTTCCCTCATCTCTTAACATAATTGATTTAGGAGGTAAACTAGCATTTTTAAATGTATCTATTTTTCCATTGATATTATCTAATGGCAGACTTGCTTTATCTACAATCTCAACATTTTTAGGATGTATTCCTTTCTTATCCAACCATTCTAAATCTTCTTTAGTCATCTTAATAGTACGACCTTGACTTTCAGCAATAGTTATTGCTTTCATTATATCTGGTAATGCCATAAGTCGTTCATAATCGCTTTTGAAATTAAATACAAGATCATGACCTTCAAATTTAATTCCTATAGCTTTGATATCGGAGTGACTAGTCCAATTATTTAGAATTTCATTAACTTCTTTTACTTTAGCTTCAATAGAACCTAAATTATTAATGTATTCTTCTTTAGTATCAGTAATCAACCCAATTTGTTTTAATGCAGCAATTTTAGCGGCTAAGGCTGTTTCTTCCATTCCCTTTTTCAGAAGTTCTTGAGCTTCTTTACTAGATGTTGCAGCCTCTACAGCACTTTTACCTAATCTTTTATAGAGATTCTCTATTTCATTCATCTCTTGAGTTGTTAAACTTCTATGGTCTTTTGCAGCATTAGATAGAATTTCTTTAATTCTTCCCTGTGCTTCTTTTGCTGAATTAATTTGAGTATCAAAGGTTTGTTTTACAACTTCTGCTTGTTTTTTATACTCTGCTTCCTCAATTAATCCCTGTGCTTTAAGTGCATTCAATCTATCTATTTCAGCTTTTCTACGTTTTTCAATACCTTCAACAGTAGATAATGTTAAATCATTAATAGTCTTAATTTGTGCCATTGCATAATCTGCTGTAATAGTTTTATTTTCTAGATAGCTTGATTGAATGCTTGATAATGAATTACCTAACATAATTCCATAGTTTCTAAACTTAGCTTCAATCTCATTCACATCTTCATCACTTAAAGACAGATTCTCTTTTAGTTTCTTTCTGATTTCTCCATCAGATGAATACCAACTACCTTCTTTAAAATTTTTATCAAGACTTTCCATGATTGAGGTATTAGCTTTTTTAATCTTTTCAGTTTCCTCTACTATGGCTTTACTATTATTTTGAACATCACCTTTTAATCTGTCGATTGCACTTCCAGATTGTGTTGCACCCTTAATTACTTGATCATACCACTCTTTGTATTTTCCATTAGTTTGTTCAACGGATGCTTCGTGATTTCTACTGTCTTTTGTCATTTCACGATATATTCCATATCCTAATCCAACAAAAGCAGCCCCAATTAATGCAGCTCCTGCAACATATGGATTAGTTAACATAGAAGCCATGCTCCCAGTAGTTGCTGCCTTAGTTCCAACGCCAGCAATTTCAGTACCTAATTTAGCAACATCAGCTACTGCTTTACCAGTTCTGATTTTACCTAACCATTGAATCAGAGTACCTATACTCTTAACTCCTGCACCTGCACCAGTTGTTAATCTTCCTAGAACAGATAAGAATGGGCCCATACCTAACACCGCTAATTGGACAGTTGGTGGTAATTTACTAAACCATAACATCATGTCACCTAATGTTTTCACTACAGGTTTAGAATGTTGCAATACTTCTGCTAATCTTGGCAACAATTCAGAACCCATTTCAATGGCCATTTTTTGAATTTCATTTTTAGCCATTTGAATTTTACTAGCACTTGTTTGGTATCTGATACTTGCTTCTTTAGTTAATGCTGAATTTTCTCTCCATCCTTTATTAGCAATTTCTAAGGCTTTACCTAACCCACTATCACCATCTAATGCTCCAGAAAGTCTCTTCATGGCATCAGCTTCACGAATACCTGTTACACCTAATGATGCTAGTACATCGTTAACATTACCTCCACTTTCTTTTACATTTTTAAGACCTTTAAGAACTAATCCAAGTGCCTCTACAGGTCGATTATTAAATGCATTAGCAAATTCACTAGCACTAACTCCAGCGGCTTTAGCAAACTTACCTAAGTTTTCTCCACCTGACATTACTGCGTTCTGCATTTTTGTCATAACCTGTGTCATTGCACTACCACCAGCTTCTGCCTCAATACCAACAGTACTCATTGCAGCCGCTAATCCTAATACATCAGCCTCTGACATATTAGTTTGTTTACCCATCCCAGAAAGTCGTTGTGACATTTCTACAATAGATTTTTCATTTGTGGCAAAGTTATTTCCTAATTCTACTAATGTAGAACCTAGATTTCTAATACTACTTTGACTCGTTCCCATAACAGCCATGAATTGAGCTAAACTAGTTGCTCCCTCTTCACTACTTAAGTTTGTAGTAGCTCCTAAATCAGCAATAGTTTTTGTAAAGTCAACTATATTTTCAGTTTTAATACCTAACTGCCCTGCTACTTCACCGATTCTTGCTAATTCATTTGCACTAACAGGGATTTCTGTAGAAAGATTTAAGAAACTCTGTCTAATCTTTTCTAGCTGTTCTGGGGTAGCGTTAACAGTTTTAACTACTCCAGCAAAATCACTTTCAAAATTAATTGCACTTCTAGCAGCTAACAACATTCCAGATGATAGTCCAGCAGTAGCTCTTGTTAATCCGTCACCAACTCCCGACATTTTCTGGCCTAGAACTTGTGCTCTAGTCCCAACATCATTGAATCTTTGAGCAGTATCTGCTAATCTACCACCACTATTTCTAAATGCAGCATGAGTTTTCTCAACTGCATCTCTTAATTTAAAATAGCTTGTTTCAGCGTTCGCTATTTTAGTTGGTAATGCTCCTAATTCTTTCTGTTGAGTACTTAGCGTACTATTTAAGCCTTTAATTTGCGTTTCAAGACTCTTGACTTCTTGTTCAGTCTTCTTATATGCTTTACTAGTATTTGCTACTGTTTCTTTATATTTCTGAACAGCAGCACTACTCTTACCATAAGTGCTTTCTAAGTGTTTTAAATGCTCCTTTTGGCTTTGTAACAACATTCCATTAGTCTTTAGAACTGATTGTTTTTGCCTGAAAGCATTCGACAACTTTTCAATCTCTTTAGGTATTTCACTAGTAGATTTTTTTAAAGCATCATATTTATCTTTTAAATTATTAACATTACTTGCTGATTGCTTCATTTGAGTAGTTAGTCCACTCATCTTTGCCTTGTAGATATCGTATGCTTTCGCACCGCTACCTAATGAAGCTATATTTCTTCTAGCTTCTGCTTGAAGTTGTCGTAAGGCATTTTCACCTTGCTTAATAGCAGAGGTAAAAGACCCTACACCTTCTGCAGTCAGTATGACACCGACTTTATCCATGTAATTTGCCATTTTTACCTCCTACAGTACATTACTTACGTTAGTAACTCGCATGCCTTCTTCTTCAGAATCATCTATTGTATAATTTTCTTTAATATATCTATTTATCATGTAAATAATATAGTCGAATGAAAAATCATACATAAATTCATCCTTAGTCATGTTGAACCAAGTTCTACACTTATAAAATAAATCATCCCAATCTATTATTTCTTGTGTCTCTTCTTGGCTTTCTTCGGATTCCTTCTCACTACTTTTGGTTGTGTAGGAACTAGGTCTTCTACCTGTTCTTCTAAAAAACTCTTTCCCAGTTCGCTATCATCAGTAATTCCTAACATTTGAAGTAATGTTGCTGTTTGATCTCCATACATAGCTTCTTGATATTTTATAAGAAATACTTCTAAGTCTGTATCAGTAACATTTTCTAAAACTTCCTCAAGTGTTGTTTTTAACTTATTAGCTTTCAAAATCGAAACTAAAAACTTGGCAATTGCTATATTTTTTTCTTTAGTAATAACATCTACCCAATCACCTTGTTTAATACCAAAGTCTACTTCTAAATGTAACCAAACCGCTAAATTACATCTTAATTCAACTTCATACCCAAGAATATCTGTTTTAAAAGTCTCTATATTTTTTTTAAAAATACTCATTTAATACCTCCAAAAAAGAGCCAACTTATGTCGGCTCTTTAAATCTTATTTATTATGCTCTAGGGACTACTGTAGAATCTGTTTGACCGTCTTTAATACATGCTTTTAAAGTTTCTGCATCATAGAAACCATTTAATAATAATTTCTCACGATCATATAAATTAGTCGTACGTAAGTCGATTTTAGAGTATACTTTTTTATTTCCAATTACTGGGAATGCCTCAATAGTAACCTGTGCAATATTTTCTTTCTTCTCATCAGTTTCAGTTTCTGCATTGAAATCTGGATGTTTTAATTGACAGTATGGGAAGTTGTAAATAATTTCTCCTCCATTTTCATCTGTAACAAGGAATGACCATCTGAAATATTTATACTTCGGACTATCTCCTTGAACATATGCACCATCTGCAAGTTTAATCATTCCACTCATTTCTTCTACGAAACCTTCTGGGAAGAATCCAATATCTACAGTCATCTCTGCACTTGAGAATTTAACAATGTCACGTAATTTATTGTTTGATAAATATACTGTTTTATTTTTTGTCTGCCCTTTAAATGCTACTTTATCTATTGCAAATACTTCGTATACCTTATCCTCATATGTTAATCCACTTTCACTAGTTGGTTCTGTCTTTACTTTTTGTAAATAACCAGCACCAACACCTGTCATTAACGCTCTTTCTACTCTCTCTTTAGTTACTGTCATTTCAGTTCCTCCTATTTATTTAATAATTTATCTTTAACTTTCTTAGCAAATGAATCTTTGTGTTGTAATGCTGCAGGTCTAATATGTGGCTTAGGAGCAACATATTTTCTACTTCCTTTTTTATATCTTCTTGCACGCTTACCACGTCTTTCTCTACTAGTAGCTTTAGAAAACCCAGCATGAAATCCTACTTCATGGAAATATAAATGTAGATTGGGCCTGCCTGCCCAACCTACTGTACTTTCATATAATGCATGTTTTGTAATAATCCCCTCAACACCAGCACCAGTTACTTTTAAACCTTTACTAGTAGCGATTTTTCTCGCATCATCTTTAATTTCTTCTGCTTCTTTTTCTACTATGCTATTAATAGATTTAGCATTACTGCTAATCTTATTTAACTTAGCAATTGCTCCACTAAAACCAAACTCTTTTGTCATGAGTAAATCTCCAAGAAATACATAAATTGAGTTTCTTTTCTGTCAGCATCCACATCAATCACTTCTTGCCAAGAACCAGTATTTAATTTAGTATCATCCAATGAGTTTTGTATCTTTTGTAAAATTTCTGAACTATCCAAATCATGTGGCACTAGATCATAGAAATTTAACTGATATACATGGTGTTTAATTTTTCGCTTATCAGATAATCTTTTTTCTGTAGTATGTACATGAAAATATACAATTTTAGGAAAATCAGTGTCATCACTAAATCCATAAGAAACTGGAATATTCAATTCCATATCTGATATAGTCTGAAATATTAACTCTTTAATGCTCATTTTTAATCACCTCGACCAATGATAATTCAGTTTCATTTTTTTTATGATTATGCCAAATTCTAGAAATCGTATAGGATTTATTTTTAATAATGATAAATAAATCACTTAAAATATAATCATCAATCTGTGGAAATAAACGAATCGCTATTCTTCTTGATACTTCTGTATCAACTTGTAAAGCTTGATATTTTTCTACAGATGTAATATTTAACTTTCTAAACCAAAACTTATTAATTTCTTTTTCAGTTTTTGATGTTAATTTAGTGTTAAACTTATCTTTTCCAAACTCATACTTTACAAATTTAGCTATTCCATCATTATATGTCTGATTAACTTTTTCTTGTTTTTTTCCTAGATTTATCATTCTATTTCTCCTACTGATAAAGCAAGATTAATAATTTGCGTTCTAAAATTTTTATCAAAATATTCTAAACTATCATTGTATGCATATCTAACTCTTTCAAAAATTAACTCCTGTGCTAAAAGATTAGTTGTCTCATCAAAATATCCACACTGATTTTTTAACGAAAAAATAGATGAAGAAAGCAACTGTTTAAGTTGCTCATCTTCATCATTATGTAAAATATGTAATCTATCTTTTAACTTTTTTAATAGTTCATCCATAGATTATTCTTCCGTAGTCTCTACAGTTTT